CTGATTGGTCTGAGGGTAGGATTCAATGCGCTGCCATTAGAGATGCCGCGCTGGATGCTGCTAGGGATGATATTCGTGCTATAGACGCTGCTTGGTATGCTTATCGTGATTCTTGTGCAGCTATTGATGACCGTTGGGACGCTGCTAGGGCTAAGAGAGAGGAGTGGGGTAAATGACAATAATGACTAGGAAACAAGTTGGTGCTTGGTGCAAGGAAATGGCGGATCACATTTATGGAGATGCACTACTTTTAGATATATTTACAAGAGCGTATTGCACTGAAGAGGAAGAACCTATGGCGTTATTGAAGGCATTAAGGTTAGCGGCTGGACTGACCCAACAAGAACTGAGCGTAGCAACTGGCATCTACCCCGGAAAAATAACAGACGCGGAACGGGACATTAGGGCATTAAACGAAGATCAGTGGGAGCGCATACAGTTGGTGTGCGACGATAGGATAAGGATGTTCAAACGAGATGCGGGATTAACGATTAAGTTGGGCTAGGCAGACATGCTGAAAACGGTTGGTGGGTGAAGCGCCGGGAAGCCCGTTAACCCCCAACTAGCCGCCTGACTTATTCACTAAGGATGAAATATTATGGCAAGACCAACATATGAGACTCAGGAAGACCTAAGCAGGGAAGGCAATATTTCGTCGTTGCTTGAGAAGAGATGGGGTTGCAAGCTGCTTAAAATGCCTATCAGATACCATCTGGATTACGTGGTGCAGAGGGATGGTAAGGCTATAGGTTTTTGTGAGATCAAGACAAGAAACTACACGATGAAATCAATTGGCAATATGGGTGGCTATCTACTGAGTATTGGGAAGTGGTCATCAGCCAAGCAACTGGTTGACTGTAGCGGGTTGCCATTCATGTTAGTGGTCTGTACGTTAGACGGACTATGGTGTGCAAAATTTACAGAGTTTGTGCCAAAGGATATTCAGGTAAAGGGCAGGACAGACAGGAATGACTGGCAGGATATAGAACCTTGCGTTTTGCTAGATATTCTCTTGTTTAAAAAGATCAGCTCACCATACGACAAGGAGAACACATGAGTGATAGCAGAGATGAGTTAGCAGCAATGGCAATGATGGCATTAGTAGTTAAGTACGGTTACAAGTGGGGCGAAGGTGAAGAGGAAAGAAGTCACAAAGGTGCAGTAACGGCCTACAAAATAGCAGATGCTATGATTAAATTTAAAAAGGAGAATCAAAATGAAAGATGAAGATGACAAAGTAACAGAAGCAAACTACAGGGACGAATACTACGCAGAGGAAGATGCAGAACTGCAAAAAGAGGAAGAACGTGATGAGATGCGTAAGCAGATGCAAGATGAAGAAATGCGTGAGGAGATGAGGGCAGAAGAAAACGCAGAGATAATTAGAGAAATAGAAGCCGAAGAAGAACTAGGATGAATATGTATCAGTACATGATCGCTATAGTTATAGGCGTAGTGTTACTTATAGGTATGGCATTGGGTGGTTTAGTTGCGATGTTACTAGGAGGATAAATGGCAGCGAATGATAATCAAGTGAGTGGTACGCATTACAAGGACAAGGACATTCAACCTTGGGACTACATAGCTGCTAACAAGCTAGGTTACTTTGAAGGCAACGTAGTGAAATATGTTAGTAGGTGGAAGAGCAAGGGTGGTTTAGAAGATCTAAAGAAGGCTAGGCATTACCTCGATAAGCTAATAGAACTGAATAGATAAGGAGGGGCTCATGGAAACATTGATCCTGTGGTTAAGTCTGGTAGTGTACTTTGAATCAAGAGGTGAGCCTACTGTATGCCAACAAGCTGTAGCGCATGTGGTGCTGAACCGCACTAAGGATGGGGACGTAGCTAAGACAGTATTAGCACCTTACCAATTCTCATGGGTTCCTGAGAAGATGCACAACGGCATACTAAGACCGGAGCATAGACCCAACAAAGAATCCCCTGCGTGGAAGCAAGCAGTAGAGTCAGCATTGAAGGCTATATATACGGTAGACCTTTATGAGGCTACCCACTTCCACGCAGCGTACATACCTAAGCCTAAGAGCTGGTCAAATCTTAAGCTGGTGCATACGTGCGGGGGACATCATTTCTATAAGGAGATAGCATGAAGGTACTGATAGCACTTATAATAGCGTTCGTGTCTGGGGTGGTGTTTGCGGATGGTGTGGACTTCAATACATCTAGCCCCTATACACATAGCAACAACCCGTACACATCTAGCAATAATCCGTACACATCGGATAACAACCGCTATAGCAACGACAACAACCCGTACAACCAGAGTAGCACAAGGATAATCAGGGACAACTCAGGGCAACCTATTGGTTACGCTGTGCCTAAGAAGGATGGTGGCACTAACTACTTCAGCTACGGTAGTACCGAGAGAAAAGGTTATCAATCAGGAGCGAGTAAGTAAGTGAGAGGAGTAAAGAAAGAAGTTGATCCTGCAAGCGAACGGATGAGGTTGTACCTAGCTGGACGAAGAGACTGGGTTTCACAGAAGCACCTTGCTAGATATTTTATTGTAAGCAGGGGGAAGGTTACTACTTTATTAAAGAAAGCTGTAAAGACGGGTATACTAGAGGAAACCGTATTTCACGATAACAAGTACTACAGAACCCCAAGGGTATCGACAATGAGTTCATGGTCTTATAGTAGTCTCAAAACATTTGAGCAATGTCCGAAGAAGTACTACCACTTACGGATACTCAAGGACATACAAGATAAAGGTAGCGACGCTACGTTGTACGGGCAGGAACTACATAAAGCTGCTGAGGATTACGTAAAGTCAGATGTGGCTATACCCCCCAAGTTCTCATTCGTTAAGGACGTACTAGACAAGCTAAAGAACATCGCAGGGGATAAGCACTGTGAGCTTAAGCTAGGCGTAAAGAAGGTTGGCAAAGGATACGCACCCTGTGGCTTCTTCGATGCCGATGTATGGTGGCGGGGTGTAGCTGATCTGGTGATTAGGAAAGGGGAGGTGGCTTTCTCTGTAGACTACAAGACCAGTAAGAACGCTAAGTATGCGGATACTAAACAGTTAGATGCTATAGCTGCTGCGCTGTTCATCCACTTCCCAGAGCTTAAGAAGATCAAGTCAGCATTAGCATTTGTAGTAAGTAAAGAGTTCATACACAAGGAGCACCACGCTGAGCTTCGTGATTCATACTTCAACACATTTGAACCAGAGCTAGACCGTCTTGCTGCTGCTGAAGAAACAGGAGTGTGGAACGCATCATCTGGGCCGTTGTGTAAGTTCTGCCCAGTACATCATTGTGAACATCAAAGGAGAAGATAATGCCTTACGTAAACAAGCCTAGACCATACAAGAAAGAGTACGAACAGTATCAAGGAACGGAAGAACAAAAGAAGAACCGTGCTAAGCGTAACACTGCACGTAGCAAGCTAGAGAAATCCGGTAGCGTAAGTAAGGGTGATGGTAAAGATGTAGACCACGTTAAGCCGCTGTCCAAAGGCGGATCAAATGATAGTTCCAACCTGAGCGTAAAAACCGCCAGTGCCAATAGATCATTCAAAAGGAAAGCAGATCGCTCAGTTAAATGAAAATAATAGACGATAAAATATTAATGGTTCGGACAAAACGACCCCATCTAATAACAGAAAGTATCAAGAAGAGTAAGGTAGTAAGTCAGGAAGAAGATGTATACGAGGTGGCAATACACTGGGGGTTAGAGGAAGCACAAGCCCTAGCTAAACTTCGTATTAAGGATGTGCCTTCAACGATCAAGCGTGACTACAAGTGGACAGGTAGGCTTACTCCATTTGCTCACCAGAAGGAAACATCTTCGTTCTTAACCTTACACAAGAAGGCGTTTTGTTTTAACGAGCAGGGTACGGGTAAGACCGCATCTGTTATCTGGTCTGCTGACTACCTCATAAACATAGGGGAGATACGCCGTGTGCTGGTGCTATGCCCCCTGTCTATTATGAAGTCGGCTTGGCAAGTGGACATGTTCAAGTTTGCTATGCACCGTAGTTGCTCTGTTGCTTATGGCGACTCTAAGACACGCGCTAAGATCATCGCTGCTGGTGCTGAGTTTGTAGTAATCAACTTCGACGGCCTAGCTGTTGTTAAAGATGAAGTCATAGATGACGGCACATTTGATCTGGTCGTAGTCGATGAGTGCAATGCCTATAAGAACATGCAGACTAATAGGTGGAAGGTACTGAGGGATGTCTGTGCTAATGCTAAGTGGGTGTGGATGCTAACAGGTACTCCCGCAGCACAATCCCCTCTGGATGCTTACGGTATAGCAAAGCTGATTAACCCCGAAGGATGTCCTAAGTACTACGGTCAGTTCCGAGATCAGGTGATGTACAAAGCCTCGCAGTATCGCTGGATTCCTAAGCCACAGGCACAGGAGGTAGTGCACAAGGTGCTACAGCCAGCCATTAGGTTTGAGAAGGATCAGTGTCTCGATCTACCCGAGGTAACCTTTGTTGACCGCGAAGCGCCACTAACAGCGCAGCAGCAAAAGTACTACAACATGCTTAAGAGGCAGATGACTCTAACTGCGGATGGCGAATCAGTCACTTC